CTCCTCGTCGGTCTCGGTGTACTGCCGGATCAGCTGGCCGGTGAGATCCTCCGGCCCCCAGCGCGTCATCACGACCAGAATTGCCGCGCCCGGCTGGAGGCGCTGGCGCGGCCCGGCCAGATACCAGCTCCAGGTCTTGGCGAACTCATGGCGCGCGTTCTTGAGGACGTCCTGCTCCGAATGGGGATCGTCGATCACGACCAGATCGCCGCCCTTACCGGCAGCGCCGCCGGTCTTCCCAATCGCGAAGTACTCGCCGCCCTGCTTGGTGCTCCAGCGGTGGGCCGCGCGCGAGTCCTGGCGCAGGATCACGCCGGGGAAGATCTCCTGGTACTCCTCGGTGCGCACGAGGTTGCGCAGGTCGCGCCCGAAGTCGCCACTGAGCGAGGCCGAGTGAGAGGCCTCGAAGATCTTCCGTTCCGGGTGGCGGCCCAGATACCATGCCGGAAACAGGATGCTCGTGAAGCGGCTCTTGGTCGAGCGCGGCGGCATGTTGATGATGCAGCGCTTCAGCTCGCCGCGCTCGATGCGCTCGAAGGCCTCCGCCATGACGTCGTGGTGGCGGCCATGGACGTACTGCGGCCAGACGCGGCGCACGAAGGAGAGGAAGTTCTCGCGCGACTCGACCACCGGATCGCCGCCCCGCAGCCGCACCAGCTGCTCGCGCACGGCGTTCTGCACGTTCGCCGGGAGGAACGCGAAATTCTTTTCGAAGTAATCGAGGTCGGGCGCGGCCATGGGGCTAGCCCATCTTGCTCTCGAGGGCCGCGATGCGCTGCTCGAGCTGCTGGAGCACCGCGAGGTAGCTCGGCCCGGGTGGTCCGGGCGGCCCTTGCGGGCCGGGGACGCCCTGATTGCCGGGGATGCCCTGCGGCCCGGCAGGCCCCATCGGGCCGACGCCCAGCGGTCCTATCGGCCCGGTCGGCCCGGGGACGCCCTGCGGTCCCTGTGGCCCTACGGGGCCGGGGATCGGGATGCCCGGCGCGAGCGCGGCGGTAAAGCCGGAGACGCCCGGCAGGCTGGCGGTGAAGCTCGCTTGGCTCATCGATTCCTCCTCAGCGCGTCGGCCTCGGCCAGCTGCCGCGCATCGACCGGCGATATGGGGGTTTGCACGATGCGCGTCACCTCGAAGAGGATCTGCACCGCACCGCCGAGCAGCGTGCTGACGATGCCAGCGGGTGAGACGACCTGCAAGTCCCACAGGTAGGCGCTCTGCCTCAGGAGCGTGGTCTGGTCGCTGGTGAGCGAGAGCGAGATCAGGTTGGGCAGGACGACGGCGCAGGTGAACTCCGCCGCGACGAACCACGACTGGTCCGCGATCCCCTCGCGCATCTGCGCCTTGGCCGTGTAGCCGGTCAAATCGGCTGGGGTGCGGTCGGGGTTAGAGACCGTGACCATGGCGGCCCAGTTGTCGCCCTGGAAGACGGTGATGTCCTGTTGCTTCGCCATGCATGCAGGTTATCGCAAAATACAGTACCTGGAAGAAAAGTCTTTTCCCAGCGGGAAAACAAATATAAAATGAAAGCCATCATGCAGGGACGTCCACAGCTGTTCCGTTCCTCCAAGCAGATCAGTGTGCTGGTGTCGGGGGACGATTATCGGGCATTGACCGTGCTTCTCGAGAGGGCGCGAGTGGAACGTCCCGGCTACTCTTACGGCGATCTGTTGCGCGCCTTCATCCGGCAGCGCCTCGATCAGGAGGAAGACCTGAAGCCCGTGCGCAAGCTCAGCCCCATGCAGGACCGCATCCGGCGGCTGCACGCCATTGCGCGTTCGGCGGTGCGCCTCGCCCATGAACTCGACAAGCAGAAGGGGCAGGCCGCCTAGCGCGGCTGGGGACCGCGCGGGACGGGGCCATTCTGTGGAAGCGGCTGCGGAGGCGGTGCGCTGGGGGCACCTTGCGTCTGCTGGCCGGGCTGTTGTTGTTGCTGTGCGTAATTGCCCAGAGGAGGCATTGTTCGTTCTCCTTGTCAGGGGGTAGCTCACCGGGTGAGCCACCCCCTATTTTTTTTTTACTTGGGTTGAGGGACCGGCGGCAGGCCCTGGTCGGGGCGTCCCGGCGGAAGCTGCGGAGGCCACGTATCCGTGCCCTGAACCACCAGCCAGCGATAGCCCACGCCCACGATCCAAACCAGGATGAGGCACTTGCCCGCGATTCCGGTGCCCGGGGGCAAGGGCGGCCAGACGGTGGCTGGCGGCATGGGCAATGTGTTGTCCACTTCCGGCGGCGCACCCGGCAGCCCCTGATCGGGCGCAGGCGGCGTCCCAGGCAGGCCCTGGCTGGGCAGCCCAGGCGCTACCGGCAGGCCCTGGCTGGGGTGTCCAGGCGCACCCGGAAGCCCCTGGCTGGGATGTCCTCCGCCCGGCGACAGGGGCGGGCGATGGCCGGGATGCGGCGGATGAATCACGATGGGATGTGAGGGGACGGTGGGCCGTTGCGGTGGCCAAGTGCCTACCGGGGGCTCAAATCCAGGCGGCAGCGGCGGCAGCGAGTCTGGCGGCCAGATGCCAGGGGGCGTGGGCAAGCCCTGGTCGGGCGCACCGGGGACACCCGGCGGCAGACCCTGATCCGGGTGGCCGGAACCAACCGGCGTGATGTAGCAAAGTTGTCCGTTCATTTTACGTAAATCCTTTCTAATGTTTCAGGTTGCGCGTATCCCATCAGGGGTGCACGGCCTTTCGCGGTTCATGGTAGCGCATTTCCATTGCAGGTTTGTGTTTTTCGTGAAACCTGCTGTTTCACGTGAAACACTTCCGGTTTCACCCCAGGCGGGCATCCGGGGCCAGGGTAAGACCGTCTGTTGACGGTATGAAGGATTTCAGTAACAGCTGGCTGGGCATCATCGTCGGGGTGGTGGGCTCGGCGATTGTCGGGCATTATTTCGGCTTCCTGGGCTGGCTGCTCTTCTTTGTGGCCATCGTGCTATTTGTGCTCAAGCATTCCAAGGATGCCGGGCAGGTGTAGGCGCTCGCGCTGGATGCGCGCCAGCTCGGGATTCACCATGCCGCCCTTGGCCCGGTCGAAAGCCGAGCGCTCCCCCATCGACTGCTGCTTGAGCTGCGACTGATACAGCGTGTTCAGCGCGGGTACGAGGTCCCTGGCGACACCAGCCACCGCAGCCGCGTTACTCTCCGGGCCGATCCTGGCGAGCATCTGCTGACCCGCCTCGCTTTTCAAGAGCTGTGGGAGATATTTGATGGCGGCAGTAGCCACCAGTCCCCCGCCTATGCTTCCCGCAAGGTGGTGAGTCAACAGATTGATCGCTTCATAAGTGAGTGCACCACCGCTAAGCGGGTTCTGTAGGACCGTGCGAATGTTCTGCGCGAGCTTGCTGCCAGCTGGCGGCGGTGCTGCAGCAGGCGGTGCGGGTGGCGGCGGTGGCGCTGCTGCGGGCTTGGGCTGCGGCTTGGGCTTGGGCGGCGGCGGTGGGGTAGACGCCTCAACCCCTGGCTCCTTGACCCCCCACTCCTCCCGCAGCTGCTGCGCCGCCGTTTTGGCCTGCGGCGGCTGCGGCGACTTGTAGCCGCCCGGCTGCTCGTGGAACGTCCCCGTCGATGGATCGAAGGGGACCTCCTCATTCGCGAAGGTGACCGTCTTGGGATCGAAAGCTGGCGGCTCAGGCGGAGCCGGAGGGGGTTTGGTGATCAGGCGGTTGATCGTACCCGAGGCGATCCTGCTCGGAACGTACAGCGGGTTGGTTACCTCGCCTGCCGTAGTCAGTTCCCGGCCCAGCGTGCTGGCTGCTTCGACACCGGAGAGCGCGCCCGCGCCGCGCAGTACGCCGCCCGCGCCGCTCAAGGCCGCCGAGAAGTCCATCAGCATCCCCGCCGGATCGTGATACAGCGCGTTCTTGATTTCATCCACGCCGCCCCAGCGGTTCTTCGCGTAGTCCACGAAGTGGCGCGCAACCTGATCCGCCTCGTTGTCCGGCATGTCCATGCCTGCGCCGCGCGCCGCCGCCCGGAGCGTGCCCGCGACCAGCTTGCCCGCGTTCCAGGCGGTGTCGATGGGATGGATCACCGCGTGCGTGAGACTCGAAGCCGCGCGGTAGATCGAGTGCGGTGCCTGATTGAGCAGGAAGTCGGTGGCCGATGGCGGCGGAGGTCCCTGGGGTTTGTCCTCCGGCACATCGACCCAGCCGGTGTCCGCACTCGCTGGAGCTGCCGCCGGAGCTGCCGCCGCTGGCGCGGTCGCAGGGACGTCGATCCAGCCCTCGTTCGGATCGGTTACTGCAGGATCTGCCATGTGTCGCTTCCCGGCTTCTTATAGCGCCATTGCTGCCGCGTTGGGTTCCACTGCGCGGCGGCACCCGCCGGAATCCCGGCAGGTCGCGGCGGCGCATTACCGGCGGTTGGTCCCGCGCCCCCTGCTCCTCCGCCCGGCTTCACCAGATACTGCGAGTCGGGGCTGACGCCCGCAGGCGCGATGGAGTTCCACGAGTTTCTGCGGAGCTGGACGTTTTTTTCAAGCTGGCCGAGGGCACCCATGAACTGCTCCGGGTTCCAGTCGGCCTGCAGGCTCTCTCCCGCCAGCCGCAGGCTATCGTCGGTGGAGTTGTTGCCGCCCTTGTACATCGTGCCAACCTCGGAAGTCATGTGGGAAAGCTGCGAGAGCAACAGCCGCGCCTTGACCCCTTGTTCGCCGGGCAGGTTGGTAGCAGCCACCAGAGCCGCTTTGTTGTACTCTTTGAATCCCGTCGGCAGTCCGGTGGCCTGCCAGTCCTTGTACAGCTGGCGCATGTAAGGGATGCTCTCGGCGACAAACTGAGTGGACTGACGCATCTGGATCTGTTTTGCACCGTTGAGCGTGGTGTAATACTTCTGCAGGTTCTGCCAGTCGCGCATCGCAGTCGTGAGGTCGTAGCCGTTCTTGTTCAGGATGGCGCGCACCTGACCGCCGTAGCGGTACAGGCCCTTCATGTCGGGCGGCGAGGTGCCCTCCATGATGCCCTTGGCGATTTCCTGCGCGGCCTCCTTGATGCTGGGATCGACCAGCGAGGCGCGGTAATCCTTGAAGGCCTGCTGACGCTGCGTGCCGGTCATTTTATCGACGGAGGTGCCGTTCTCCTCCGCCCAGCCGGGCAGGAAGTCTTTCTCGAACATCCCGGTCAGCTGCTGCCCCTTGGGGGCCTGGGTAGCCTGATTCTGGCTGATCCATACGCCGAAGCCGGGGTGGCCCGGATCGGGCACGCCGATCATGCCCGGCCCCGGAGCCTGACTCGGGTCGATTGATCCGTAGGTGGCACCGGGCATCTTCACGAAGTCTTCGAACTTGGCCGCGCCACCAGGAGTCTTGCTCTGCTGCCCGAGCAGCGTAACCAGATCGCGGCCCATGCGCTCGCGCTCCGTCCCGCCGATGTTCTGGATCGCATCGATGTGCTGCTGCAGCGCCTCTGCCTGCGTCAGCGCCCGGTCCTGCTGCTGATCGCGCGCCTGCCACGCCTGCCCGACGCCTTGCGCGAACATGAGCGGCAGGGACAGTTGATGCGAGGCTCCCATGCCTGCGCCGATGTTGGCCAGGAACTCCCAAGGGCTCGGGTTGCGGTAGCGGTTGATGGTGTCCTGCTGCAGGCCCTGGAGCTGCGCGACGGTGGCCGCGCGCTGCGCCTCGAGCTGCTGCTGGCGCTCGGGCGAGCCGCCGAAGATGGTGTAGTACAGCTGGCGCTGCTTGTCGATGTTGGCGGGATTGTAGGGATCGAATTCCCGGGCCGACGGCATGACATAGGACGGGGCCGCTGGCTTGGCGGGCGGCGCGGGCGGAGCCGCTGCCTCTCCATCTCCGTCTTCTCCGTCGGTTTCTTCTTCCACCGCAGGCGGCAGCTTAGGCACCGGCTTCTCGGTCGGCGTGTCGGCGGAGCCCTGCACCGGCCCGGTGGCCGGTCCCTGGTCTGCCTGCGAGGCCGCGAGCACCGGCGGCTTCGGCGCGGCCTGCGCGCCGCCCTCTTGCATGAGCGCGTCGGGATCGTAGCCGGTCTGCTTTTTGAGGTAGTTGATGTAGTTCGCCGGGTTGTTGTTGTCGCTCGCCGGAGCCCAGCCCGGATACACGCCTTCTTTGCCGCCGATCATTTCGCTCAAGGTCAGGCCGCGTTTGAGGTTGGTGCGGATCTGATCCTTCATCGCCGTGAGGCCGGTGTTCCAGTCGTTGAAGCGCGCAAAGCCGAGCGCGTCCTTGCCGATGGAACCCTTCTGCCCGACGTACTTCAGGTGGCCCGGGTTATTGGCGTGGTAGCCGGGAGAGTCGGGCTTGCGCGAGCCTTCGAACTGGATCATGGCCTCGGCCAGATCGTCGACGTTCACCGGCTGCATGGCGCGGTCGGCGGAGCCCTGCGCCTGCACCTGCGGCTGATCAGGTTGATCCTCACCCTCACCGTCATCCTCGTAGAGGTCGCCATCCGCCATCTGGATCACGCCGCCGCGCGCGAAGCCCATCTGCTGCGGCGGTGCCGCGCCCGGCATGCCGGGAGGACCTTGCTGCGGAGGACCTTGCCCTGCTTTGGGCGGCGTCATGCCCGCCGGTGGCGGCGGCCCGTCCTGCGACGGCTGGCCCGCCATCATGTTGCGCACCACGTCGTCCATCACCGTGCCGCTCTGGCCCTGGCTCTGCTGCTTCTGCGCGGCCTGCCGCATGAGCTGGCGGCGCTGCGCCTCGGCGAGCACGAGGTAGCTGGGCACGACGCCGCTCGGCTGCATCAGCTCGTGCTGCAGGACCTGATCGGGCAGACCGCGCAGGTCGCTCGTCATCTGGCTGATGTCCGGCATATCAGGCCGCCCGCTCGAGGCCGTGCCGCTGGAAGGCCGGAGCCTGGGGCATGGCGACGACGGCGGCGAGGCCGGTGCGCTTGCTCCGGGGCTTCTTCGCCTTCAGCTCGGGCAGGTTCTCGGCGAGGCCGCCCTCGCGTCCGAACAGGCTGCCCACCGCGCCCAGGCCGCCGAACGCGCCGCCCAGGATCTGACTGAAGGGCGAGGCCTGGGCGGGCATCTGCGTGCCGGTCGAGGTGCCGCTCTGGTTCATGGTGTAGGGGAGCGGCTGCATGGCGGTCAGCTGCGCGAGCGCGCCCAGGCCCTGCAGCGGCAGTGTCAGGGAATTCATCCACTGCTGATAGCCCGCGTCGGCCACCTGCTGGTTGTAGCCCTGGTTCGAGGTCGCGCCCTGCTGCAGCGCATTGAGGCCCTGCAGGCCGGTCTGGTAGCCCTGCATGCCGAGCATTCCCGCCTGCTGCTGGAGGCCCGCCGCGCCCTGGATCGCGCCCATGTTCAGGTTTTGCTGCGACTGCCGGAGCTGGTTCTGCTGGGCCGCGCTCTGCAGGCCCATCTGGCCGCCCTGGATCTGGCCCTGCATGCCCAGGTTCTGGGTCTGCAATGCGCCCGAGAGGCCGCCCTGGTAGGTCATGCCCTGCGCCTGCATCTGCGCGGCCTGATTGGCCAGCGCCGCCTGCTGCATCTGCTGGGCATTAAACTGCGAGCCCTGGTAGCCGAGCTGCTGCGCGGCAAGCCCGGCCTGCAGCTGGTTGGCCGCGTTGGCCTGCGAAGCGCCGTACTGATAGCCCATGCTGGCGAGCGCGCTCTGCAGGCCCGCCGACTGATTCATGCCCTGCGCCTGCAGGCCCGCCTGCTGATTGGCGAGGCCCGCCTGCAGCTGCTGGCCGTAGCCGAACTCCTGCGCCTGCTGGTTGGCCAGCTGCTGCTGGTACGACATCGACTGGTTGGCGAGCGCCGCCTGCAGGCCGGTGGTTGCGCCCAGCTGCTGCGTGGCGAGGTTGGCCTGCAGGTTCTGCTGTCCGACCGAGAGACCGGCTTGCTGATTGGCGAGCTGGGCCTGGAGGCCGGTCTGCGCGCCGAGGCCCTGCGTTTGCAGATAGGCCGACAGGTTCTGCACGTTGGCCTGCTGCTGCGCCTGCTGGTTCGCGAGTTGCGCCTGGAGGCCGGTGCCGATGTTGAACTGCTGCGCCTGCAGGCCCGCCTGCTGTTGCGTGTTGAACTGCTGCTGGGCCTGCTGATACGCGCTCTGCAGACCCTGCGCCTGGATCTGCGAGGCCAGCTGCTGATACCCGATGGACGTGTTGGCGGCTTCCACCGCCGAGCGCGATCCGCCGAAGGCCCCGGCCTGCGCCGCCTGCGCGCCCTGCTGCTGGAGCTGCTGCTGCTCCTGCACCTGAGCCTGGGCGAGCTGGCTGTTGACGACCTGCTGCGTGTACGGGCTCATGTACTGCTGCGCCACGCCCGGGTCGGTAAAGCTCTGCGTGCTCGCAAGGCCCGTCGGTGCCACGTTGCCCGCCGCCTGCATGGTGAAGTTCTGCAGGCCCTGCGCGCTCACCGGCTGGTACGCGTTCGGGTTCATCTGATACTGCTGGAGCTGGGGCGCACTGACATTGGGCACGCCGGTGATCGGATTGACCGAGCCGGGTGCCGAGACATTCATGGCCTGCACCTGTTGCGGCGTATAGGCCGCCGGTGCCTGCACCTGCCCCGGGTTGACCAGATAGGAAGAGGCGAGGCCGCTCGGCCCGGTGGTGCCGGTGACGTTGGGCGTAGCGCCGAACTGCGGCAGGTTCAGCTGGCCGGGCTGGAACGATTGCGGGTTATAGCCGGGCAGGTTGATCGAATTGGGATCGACCTGCGTGCCCGCGAGCTGCGAGCCGTACCCGGTCATCTGCTGCTGGTACGGCTGCATGTTGGGAGCGTTGGCTCCCATCGAGCCCGCCTGATTCCAGTACTGATTCATCAGGTCGCTCGGGTTGGCGACCATCTGGCCCGGGTATTGGTAGTTGTTGACGATGCCGCCGGGGCCGGTGACGAGGCCCGAGGCGGTGCCGGTGATATCGTTCCACTGGCCCTGGATCGCCGGTGAAGGGGTGTAGTTGGTCGTACTGCTGGAGGTGCTGGTGCTGGTCGCCGGAGACGGAGAGAAGAAGCCCATCTAACGCGCCCTCAAAGAAAACGCGCCGGACCCGAGCAAGGGAGAACGAGCCCGGCGCTCACCCTATCAAACCGGGTTACTGACAACGACAACGGAAACGAAACGATCCATCGCACTACAGTTTATCAGTAGATGCCGCCGAATCGTTTGCCTTTAATTGCGACTCCGCTGCCGCGCGGAACCTGCACTCGGCCATGGGCGCGAGGCCGGTCCTCGTGGTCCTGGGGGCCGCGTTTGGGCGGAAGCAGCTGCGTCTTGGGATAGACCCCGCCGCCCGCCTTCTTGGTGGGCTTCTTGTCGTCCTGCTTGGGCTTGCCCGCGATCACGATGGTGGTGTGCAGGACCGGGATCGGCATCTTGTGCGCCAGCGGCTCAGGGCTCGCGACCGGGCCGCCCTTCTGAAACGGCGTGGTGGCCTCACCAAACTCGCCGCCGAAGTCGCCGGGGGCTCCCGCGAACCAGGAGTCGGTTGGCGCGGCGGTTGGTGTGGTGCCCTGCAAGGTGTTCTTTCCGAGCTTCTCGTCCCAGCCCGGCGCAAACGCGCCCGCCGGTCCCCGGGGGATCAGGCCCTGCTGGAGGCGCTTCTCCTGGCCTGCGGCGAAGGTCGGCCCCATCAAATTCGGCGTGGTCGTGTTCGTGTCGGCGCTGCCTGCGAGCGCCGAGCCCAGGCCGGTCTGCGCCGGTGGCGTGGTGGCCGGGGCGGCGCTGGTCAGGCTGCTCCCCGGATCGATCTGCGTCTGGTTGACGACCACGTCGTGGTACGGCTTCTGGGTTTGACTGTCCACCCAGGTCTTGCCGCCGTCGCGGGAGATCACGTTGCCGGAATCCGAGTTGGCCGTGCCCATCATCAGGCGGCCCTCGCCGGGAGGCGCGGAGGGAAGCGCGCCGACGTTGTCCAGGCCCGGCACGCTCTGCGGCCCGCCGGTGGGGCCGGAGGTCGGGAGCGTCACCGAAGGCTGCGCCGGTGTGCTGCTGCCCGTTGCGCCGCCCTGCGGTGCTTGCATCGGGGTGTAGCCGCCAGTGTAGCCGCCACCGCCGCCGCTCTGCTGCTGGTCTTTCTGGGCCTGCGCGTTCTTGCCGTATTTGCGGATCAGGTAGCTGAGCGCGCCCGAGAGGCCCGCGCCCACGAGCGCACTCAGGCCCTGGTGGCTGGTGGTTCCCGCACCCATCAGCGCGCCCATGCCCGCTGCGAGGGCGGTATTCCCCATGGTGGGCGGCTTGACCATCTGGTTGATGCCGCTCATGGTGCTGCCGGAGACGGTGCCCCCGCCGGGTATTGAGAACGGGCTCGCCGACTGCTGCGACTGGAGCGTGGCGAGGCGCATGCGCAGGCTGTTCTTCTTCTCCCCCTCGGGTAGATCGGCGATCTGCCGCTCGAGGTCGTGGATCTCGGTGGCGTTGTTCGCGCCGCCGGTGTCGAAGTGGAGCGCGCCGCCTTGCGCCATGCCCGGCGCTGGCGCGGCTGGAGGCGCGGCGGCGGCCTGCTGCTGCATGTGCTGCATGAGGGCCTGCTGGATCGCTGGATCGCTGAAGGCGCGCTGCACGTGCGGGCTCGCCATCACCTTCGCCCATTCCTGGTCGGTGCCGGGGCTCGGGCCGAACTGCCTGCGCCCGGAGCGCACTTTGCGAGGCGTTGGGGTCATGCTGCTGCCTCCTCCTCCTTCAGGTAGAACCGGCCCGTCATGTGATACATGTGCCGGGTAAAACGTTTGGCCGGGATCGGGATGACGATTCGAAAATGGCCGGGCGTGTTGCGGTGGCGGTACACCTTGCAGGTGGACTTGGTGGGCCGGTCGCGGCTGATGGCGACGGCCTCCCACCCAGCCGAAAAGAAAGGCCTGAGGATGCGCCTCTGCCAGTTCTTGCGGAACAGGAGGAACAGCTGGCGGCAGCCCTGCTGGCGCGCGTAGTGGATGATGCGCTCTATCGCGCTCTCCAGCCACGTGCCCAGGTAATACTCACCGGCGATGTGGACGGTGAGAGAGCGCATCAGCGCGGGGTCCTGGCGCTCGAAGCATTTCCGTTTGCTCGGTGGCCGGTCGCTGATCGTGGTGATGACAACGCCCCAGATGCTCGAGCAGGCCTGCGGCGAGCAGGCGACCCAGAGCTGGTCGAGTCCGACCAGCAGGCGCTGGTGCGTGCGCTTCAGGTCGTAGCCGGGGATCTTGCGGAGCGTGGTCAGATAGACCCCTTTCATGAACTTATCCACGTACTCCGGGGGGACCGGAAGCATTTCGACTTTGACCATTCCTCGAAACCTGCAATCAAGTATAATCCTCGACATGGCACCTGACATCACCATTGAACCGACCATCATTGACCCCAACCAGCCGCAGCTGCCCATCCAGCGACCGCCGGAATCCCCGTCGGTAACGCTGTCTGCCAGCCTGCCGCCCCTGCTCGGGCGCACGCCCACCAGCTACCGGCAGATGATGTCCAACCTGCCCGGGGGAATGGCCACGCAATTCGCGGGTCCGGTGGTAAGCGGGCCGACCGGCGGGCCGCAAGTTGCCGGTGTCACCCCGCTGGCGCTCGCGATGATGCTCGACTACACGATGGGAAACTTCTCGCTGGCGATTCCGTTCCCAGCCGCCAGCTTCCTCTATTCGTGGATGTCGGTTTGCTTCACGCCGTTCAACGCCTCGCCCGGCCCGGTGGCGTTCACCATGGGATCGCAGTCGGGCCTGACGGACATTTTTGCCAACGGCAGCTTCGGAGCCGCAGGGGGCGAACTCGATCAGAACATCACGACCAGCTTGCCGCTCTGGAACGCGGTCGCTCCCGTCGTCCCGTTTCAGGGCTGGCTCAACGTAGCCGGGATGGCGGGCGGAACGGCAGGCCAGGGCCTCATCGTGCTGTTCTATTTCCGGCTGCCCCAGAAGTGGAGCTAGCATGCCACTCAGCGCCACCGACAAGATGCTCGTGGAGCGGATCGAGGGCGACTTCACGTTCCACGCACCGAAGGGCGATCAGCCTGCGCGCTATCAGAAGCTCCGCGATCAGGCGAAGGCGCTCGCCCTCCTCATCGTCGAGCTGTGCCCCGACCGGCGCGAGCGGTCGCTCGCTTTGACCAAGCTCGAGGAGTGCGTGATGTGGGCCAACGCCGGGATCGCGCGCCAGGAGTCGAAGGACTTCGACTAGACCCAGCCCTACCCAAATAAGACACGTCTCTCCCTTTTGGCTAAAATTTGTCCAGCAAGTTTGAAGAACCAGTCACTCTTGTAGTTTTTGCGTGTGATGTAAGATACGCCTTAAGCCGTAGAATCAATAAGGCATAGGCGCTTAATTGCAGGTTCCAGAACAAGACGTTCTTGCTTGCTAGCAATAAGTAGCTTGTTTTCAGCATCAGATCCTGGTAGGATTGGCTCGTTGGACGAGAAACGTCCGGCAAGCAAGGGAGATTTTGATGCTGAAACTGAAGATCCGAGGCCCCTGGTATCACGTCGAGGGAAAGAATAACATGGGCGTGAAGATCAAGCGCCACACGATCAACATCGCCGTCTACGACCGCTATGGTAAGGTCGACAAGCTCACCCGGCAGGCCGCCGAAGCCAGGGTAATCGAACTCGAGAAGGTCACCGAGTGGCCGCCCAGGAAGGAGGCCCCCGAGGAGCCCGAGGCTCTGAAGCTGATCGACGCCTACAACCTCTGGCTGGGGCAAGGGAGGTATGTCGAGGACTCGCCCACATGGCAGGCCTACTCCTCGGTCAAGCACGTGCTGATCGAACCGCTCACCGCCAAGGGCGTGGTCTTCGTCAAGGACGTCACCAGCCAGCACCTCAACGAGCTGCAGGAGGGCTGGCGGAAGAAGAGCCTGAACACGATCCATAACTGGCGCAAGTACACCTCGTGCCTCTTCAACTACTGCGTGAATTTTCACGACCTCGTCAAGAACCCCTGGAAGCCGGTCGAGGCGATCACCGAAAAGAAATTGACCAAGGAAGACATCATGGCGGGCAAGAAGCAGGACAAAGGCATTGCCACCCTGCCGCTCGACCGCAAGGGCAACGCCAACTGGCTGCGCATTCAGGAAGCCGTTCCGGCCTTCGTGCGCGGCCAGCTGCCCCGCCAGAAGATCCGCCGGGGGAACCCGCTCCTCCGCCACCCCGACACCTTCCTCACCATGCTGTGGCTGATGTACGAGACCGGGCTGCGCCGCAGTGACGCCCTCATCTTCCGCCCCGACTGGATCGTGAACACGCGGCATGGCGGCAGATACATCACCGCGCAGGTCAAGACCAGCGATGAGGTGGTCTGCTTCCTGCCCCAGGCGCTGGTTGACCGGCTGCGCGCCCTGCCTTGCCTCAAGTGGCGCGGCGATCCGAGCCAGCCCGGCGCGGGCATGTATCCGTTCTTCGACGGCTCCCGCAAGGATCACAACAACTACCTGAAGATCGCGCTCGACACGCCGCTGCGCGAGCTGGGCGTGCTGCTCGGGATCGAGGGCTCGCTGCGCCCGCACCGCTTCCGCGACTCCTTCGCGGTCAACATGCTCAACCTGGGCCTCTCGCTCGAGGACGTGCGGCGCATGCTCGGCCACCGCACCATCGCCACCACCCAGAAGTATTACGCGCCCTACGTGCTCGGCATGCAGGAAGCCGTCGAGAACCGGCAGGCCGCCGCCAAGCAGGCCGCGAACTTCGCCGAAGCCTGCGCCTCGGCGGAAGCCGCGAGCGTCAACTGACCTTCGGCGCATGCTCGCGCAACCAGTCGTCCAGGGCCTGCTGGGGGATCAGCATGGTGGTCTTGGTAGGCCCTTGGACGATGACGGCCCGGTCGGCGAACCAGCGCTGCACCGTCCGGGCCGAGACCGACAGGATCTCCGCCACCTGACCGACGCGCAGCATCTGCCGCGTCACCGCCGGTGCCGGTCGCACCGGCTGGCGCTGCGCCGCCAGGGTCTGGAGCAGATCGCGCAGTATGGCCTCCGCCGGGGAGGATGCCCCGCTGGCTACCTGCGCGCGCCGGGTCTCCTCCCTGGCGCGCAGATCCTCCTCGGCCTTCTTCTGGTTCTGCCGGTCGCGCATCCAGGCGAGCTTGTCCTCGAGCGGCTGCTTGGGGTAGCGGGGCATCATTCCTCCACGACGTACTCGGTATCGGGCGGCGGCTCAAACGGACCACCGATGCTTTCCAGCCCTTCCTGAATATCTTTCAGGCACTGCGCGAAATCCCCGGCATGCGAGTGCGGGTGGCTCTCCACGTCGTGATGGAGCACCCAGCACAATGCGTCCGTCGCCATGGCGAGCGCCGCGTGATACTGCCGGGGAACGATGGCCTGGAGCAGCCTCGAGTCGCCCATCAGGCACATCAGCATGTCGTGCTTGAGCTGGATCTCGAGCTGCGGGCGCATCGGCGGGAAGGTCATTCCAGCCATCGGTCCAGCCTCCGCACCATCCCATTCAGCTCCTTCACCGCTTCCAGCCCCTCCCTCTCCGCCATCTCCATCAGGATCGGCAGGCCGGTGTCGATGGACTCCTGAATCTCATCGCGCGTGGCCCTGCGGCCCTCGGCGTACCAGTGGATCTCGGTGTGCTCCTCCGGCATTTTGATGAGCGGCTTGCCCGCGTCGTCCTTGAACGTGCGGAAGCCCTTGGTCACATAGACCGCCGTGACCCCGGGGTTGCGCAGGATCGGCAGGCCCGCCGGATCAACCATGCCCTGGGGCAGGTCGTTCTCGCGGCGCACCATGCGCGGGCGGCTCAGGAACGGGCAGTTGATCGCGCTCCAGGTGGCGCACTGCAGGTGGCTCGGCGGCTCGCTCGCCGTCAGGCTGACCAGACACATCGGCCCGACCACGAAGGCGAAGTGCGCGCCCAGGCGCGTGCCGCACACCCAGCAGAGCTTGTAGCGCACGGCCTCCACCCATTTGCGCCCGTCCATCGCGCGGAACTCCGGCACCCCGTCCACCCAGGCGACGAACCAGGGCACGACGTAGCCTCTCGCGTCCACCTTCAGGTGCAGCATGCGCGGCGGCAGCGGAGTCAGCTCGGGCCGCATAGTTGTTGGCGTTGGTGTCATTCAGTCAATCCTTTTCGAGCGCTTCTTCCCACGCTTCATCCAGTTCGCGGTCGAAGCCCTGCCGGACCAGATCCGGGTTTGCCTCCGCCCACTCCCGATCCAGCCGCTCCTCTTCCTTGAAGAATTCCTCAAGCTCGTACTGCTTCACGGCCCCCATATCATTCCTCGTACCCCGTCAAAAGCACTTCCTCAGGTCCCTCACCGTACCGCTCGCGGCACTCCTCGGCCCACTGGTTGTGGACGTCGGCCAGCTGGCGCAGCGCGCTCCCGAGCAGGTTGCACTGCTTTACGTATTCGTTGCGATCCCAATTCTTCATGCCACCCTCGATAGCGCCGCGCGCTCCTCGGCGGTGGTCAGACACCATGTCCAACACAGCTCGCCGGTGACTTTGCAAATGCGCTTGACGCACTTCCGCACCCAGCCCGCCGCCTCCAGATCGGGCAGCCGCTTGTGACAGACCGGATGGCGGATGTTACTCTCCCGCGCCATCTCGCTCGCCGTCAGACTGTGGTCCTTGTCGATCTTGTGCTCCCGCATCCAGGTCAATACGACGCCCTTCTGGCCGCGCCACTTGCCGCTCTCGACCAGTTTCTCGGCGGCGATGTGGGAGGTGACCGGGTCGCCCTTGCGCGCCAGCGGAATCTCGTCACGCTGCGTGAAATTAAACTCGCTCTGTTCATCCATTTTTGGTCAACTTCTCCTCTAGCTCCCGGCGGCAGGGAGAGCAGACGAACTGGGAGTCGAACATCTCCGTCGCCGGTACTTTGTGGCAGCGCTCGCAGCCGTACTCCAGCTCCAGCTCGCGAGCCAAGTTCGGTTCTGGGGGAAGCAGAATCACGTGCGCCTTACTTGATGGGGCCGCCGAACGCCGCCAGCCCCAGCAGCGCGAATAATACGAACAGCAGAATGTTTCCGCCCCAGCTGCGAACCGGATAAGGCTGGCCGGGCGTATACCCGCTCCAAAAGCCAAACACCAGCCAGATGACCATCAAGATCCAAAACCATACGGCAAGCGTCATATGCTCTCCTCCATATCCATCTCGAGCGGCAGGACGCCGCCCGGCTGGTCGGGAAACTTCCAACGAAGGACCGTGAAGCCAGCCATGAATTCGAGGCCCACCTCGGTCGCGCCTCCCAGGATCAGCTTGGTGAGGTAACTCGCTAGCTCGTCGACGCTGGTCTTCTTCATGACCCCAGCCCCATCTCATCCCAGGCCGCCAGACACGGCACGCAGATCTTCTCCGGCACCGTCGCCGGAAACGCATGGCGCGCCACCAGCTTGCGCTTGTCCCGCTTCTGGGTCACCCGCTCTCCGCACCAGCCCACATTGCGCAGGCGCTCCCGCAGGAACGACAGATGCAGCAGCCCGTGCTTGTCGTGCCCCACCTCCACCTCTAGCGCCGGATGCTCGAGAAGCCACTGGCGCGTATAGGCCCGTTCCTCGGCCAGATAGGCCGCCTCGATGCAGTGGAGACACTTCAGCGCGGCCATGCGAGTCGGCAGGCCGCAGACGACACATTTCTTGGAAGGCGCGTACTTGACGTCTTCCGTAATCACGTGGGCTTGAACTTTCTGGCTGGTTAGTCCCATATGCCGACTATCGGAAGTCTAGATCTGGCCTGTTGGCAATGCAAGCCAATTTACGCAGTCCGATTGCAGGTTTGGTGTAGAATCGAACCTGTAAGTGCGATGACACTGTTTTAGCAGGCGGCGGAGCCTATTGTGCTTCCGCCGCCTTTTTTTGAGGGGTATGATTGACCCATGATTGACCGGCCATTGGTTTCGCCACTTTCCAATGGCCTGGGATCGACCGGCCTTGCCCAGGCCTCAGTGCCGGTTGATCCCAACGCCTTCTCTATCGAAAATTCCGATGGCAGTGTGGACGTCTACCTCGAAGGTGCAGGCGAACCGCCGTCGGTGGAAGAATCCGTCGCCAGTGCGCCTTTCGATACGAACCTCGCCGAGGTGATCCCCGATAACCTGCTCGCGCAGATCTCAAGCGACATCCGCTACGCCATCGACGAGGACAAGCAGGGCCGCCGCGACTGGGAAGACGCGCTCACCAAGGGCATGGACCTGCTCGGCATCAAGGACGAGCTGCGCACCACGCCCTGGCCCGGGGCCTGCGGCGTCGTGCATCCGATGATCATGGAAGCCAGCGTCCGGTTTCAGAGCAAATGCATCACGCGCCTGTTTCCGCCCACCGGCCCCGCCACCGCCAAGGTGGTCGGCGAATCCAATCAGGCCAAAATCGCGCAAGCCAAAAGGGTCAGCGACGACATCAACTTCTGGCTCACCGAAAAGATGCTGGAGTATCGCGACGAGACCGAGCAGCTCCTGTTCGCCATCCCGGTGGACGGCTCGGCCTTCAAGAAGGTCTACTACGATCCGCTCTTGAAGCGGCCTGTCGCGCAGTACGTGCCCGCCAACGATTTCCTGATGCCCTACGGCTTCCCCAACCTCGAGACGTGCCCGCGCTACACGCACGTCATGAAGAAGGCCTACGGCGACATCATCGAGCTGCAGCAGATCGGCTTCTACCGCGACGTGACCCTGTTCCGCAACGCAACCCTCACCACCGACCGCATCGAGGAGAAGGTCCAGCGGCTGAGCGGCATCGGCCCGAGCTACTCGCGCAACGAGCTGCTGACCCTGTGGGAATGCACCACCAACCTCGCCATCGACGGCAGCTCGAAGCCCTACGTCGTCACCATCGACGAGGCCAGTAGCGCGGTGCTCTCGATCTACCGCAACTGGCGCGAAGGCGACGAGAGCCACGCCAAGGTGCTGAGCTGGGTGCATTACCGCTACGTCCCCTGGAAGGGGGCCTACGGCTTGGGCTTAATCCATTTGATCGGCGGCATCGGCCACTCCACGACCAGCATTCTGCGGCAGCTGGTAGACGCGGGCACGTTGAGCAACCTGCCGGGCGGCCTCAAGTCGCGCCAGCTGCGCATCAAGGGCGACAACGACCCGATCCAGCCCGGAGAATTTCGGGACGTCGACGTGCCCGCCGGAAAGATCCTCGACTCGATTGCATTCCTGCCCTACAAGGAGCCGTCGGCGGTTTTGTTCCAGCTGCTCCAGATGCTGGTGGAAGAGGGCAAGAGCTTCGCCTCGATTGCCGAGCTGGACATCACCACCAGCGCGCAGAACGCGCCCGTCGGCACCATCCTCGCGCTCATCGAGCGCGCCACCGAAGTGATCACGGCGGTGCAGGCCCGCATGCATATCGCGCTCGCCCGGGAGCTGAGCCTGATCGCCGAGATCATCCGCGACCACACCCCGCCCGAGTACGAGTACGACCCGCCGGGCGGCCTGGGCCGCGACATCAAGGTGGCCGACTACAACGAGCTGATCACGGTCACGCCGGTCTCTGATCCGGCAGCCTCGACCATGGCCCAAAGAGTCATGCAGTATCAGGCCGCGATCCAGCTCAGCTCGCAAGCCCCGCAGCTCTACGACCTGCCGCTCCTGCACCGCAGCTGCCTCGAGGTCCTTGGCATCGACAACTCGGCGCAGATCGTGCCCGACAAGACCGCCGCCGAGCCGATGGACCCGGTGGCCGAGAACATGGCGCTGGTCACTTCGAAGCCGGTCAAGGCCTTCGAGTGGCAGAACCACATGGCGCACATCCAGGTGCATCAGAATTTCCTCAACGACCCCTCGACCAAATCCGCGCTCGGCCAGAACCCGCTCGGGCCGTCCATCACCCAGGCCATGTGGGCGCACCTCAACGAGCACATGGCCTACGAGTACAGAAGCCAGATCCAGCAGAAGCTGGGCACGCAGCTGCCGCCTTTGGGCGCGCGCCTACCGGCGGATGCGGAGAACGAGCTATCGGGCCTCGTGCAGGAGGCGAGCAGCAAGCTGCTCCAGCAGAATCAGGCCGAGGACCAGCAGCAGCAACAACAGCAGCAACAGCAGGACCCGATCCTCGAGCAGCAGAAGGCCGAGCTGCAACTGAAACAGCAGGCGCAGCAGTCGAAGCACCAGATCGACACGGCGAAGCTCCAGGTCGAGCAGCAGGCCGTCACCCAGAAGGGCCAGCTCGAAGCCGCCAAGATCGAGAGCCAGGAGCGGCAGACCATGCTCAAGGTCACCGCCGAAAACACCCGCCACCACGCAAGCGAGATCGCCGACAGTCACCGCCACCACGCGAGCGAGCACGCCGACACCCTGCGGCATATCATGACCCAGCGCGTCGAGCGCGAGAAGCACCAGCGCAACGCGGATCAGGCCGGGATCGATTCCGTCCTGCGCAACCTGCCGAGCGAGGGGCCGGAGACGGCTCCCGCGCCCAACGAAGCGCCGCCGCTGCCGCCCGAGGGAGTGTAGGATGTTTCCCGACGACCCCTTTACCCAGGGGTTGCGCCGCCGGACACTCGCCAGTCTCCACGTCAACCCCAACGCCGCGAGCGACTGGAACCCCGACGTGCCGCTCGCTATCGACCCGGAGGCCGCGCACAAGTGGCAGCCCCCTGCGCCGGTGCAACCAGCGCAACCGAAGCCGGTCCAGCCGGACACCAGCTTCAATCCCAACCTGGACCTCCAGCTGGGCTTCCAGTCGGGCATGGGCGACCTGACCAACATGCTCTACAAGCCAGCCGAGGGTCTCTACGGCGGCAGGGTGGCGGGCGACAAGCCGCTTTCCCAGGCAGTCAGCGAAGAGGTTGGCCCCGATCCGAATCAGCTGGCGGGCCGCACCCAGCCCTTCCAGCATGCCATGCAGTTCGCCGGGCGCACGCTCCCCGACGTCGCCCGCTACGGCCTTGCCACCGCAGCTACGGCGGGCGACCCCATTCTGGGTGCAGCCGCCGCCGACGCCCTGAAGGCCGACACGCCCGGGCAGGCCGTCACCAGCGGCTTGGCCAGCGCCGCCATGACCGGGCTGATGCACAATGTGCCGGAGGCCCTCGCCGAGTACGGGCCGCGACTGGCCAAGGACGCCATCAGCATGCTACCCACCCGGGAGGAACTCCAGGCCGCTGGCGAGGCCGCCAACGCCCGGCTCCAGCAGAGCGGTATGTATAGCGGAGCCACCGCTCCCATGGGCAAGTTCCTCGACCCGGCCACGATTCGCGATATGGCGATCACGAGCGCCTCCTCGCTCGGCAGTGGCGTGTACAGCGCCGCTGAACGGGCCGCCGCCATGTCCCGCCAGATTCAGGAGCTGATCCGGCGGCCAGCCCCGGTAGAGGCCGCCGCCGAAGCGCCGGTACGCGACGTGCTGGCCCGCTCGGTCGAGGATCTCGAGCGGCGCATTCCAAACGAGCAGCGTGTGGTCTCCACCGATCCGACCAAGCTGATCAACGGCCAGCCGTTCTCCTCTCTCGACATGAACGCGCCCAGCGAAGGCTACCTGCCGTTCGTTCACCTGGGGGCCGAGGAGGCGAACCACCTCAACGACCGGATGTGGCTGGACTCCATCAAGGAGAGCGAGCTGCCCGGCGGATCGGCGGCGATGGAGGCGGTCCGCAGGACCGGCGCGCGCCCGCCGACGGCGGAGTTCCTCCACCGCTCCATGCAACTGCCGCAGCGCGCGCGCTACTGGTATGAACTGTCGGGCAATTCATTCACCGGCGATCACATTGACATACCGCGCGAGATGCAGCCCGGCTTCATCGACAACGTGGCCGCCACCTCGGGCGGCGCAAAGCCCTACACCAACATGAAGCGCGCGCTTGGCACCTACGCGGAGAACCTGCAGAACGTCCCGATCTACACCGACCTGCGCGACCCGGCCAGCGTGCGCAACGCGCTCAACCCGGAACTGGACCGCCTGGGGACGCACAAGTACCAGAACTTCAGTGGCACCATGCAATACACGAGCGGCCTGGACAACCGGCCCCCCTTGAGCGTGAACGACGTCCAGATGGCCGACATATTCGGCATCAAGGGCTCCGACATCGGCAAGAACCCGGCGCTGTACGAGGTGCTGAGCCGGTACACCAACAAGGTGCGGGACGCGCAGAACGCGCTCATGCCGGAAGGCGGGCAGCCCTGGGAGACGTGGCAGGTCCAGGCCCCCACCTGGGTGCAGAACCGCCTCGACAAAGACCCGAAATCCACCTACGACGACTACGCCATGGTGCTCCCCAGAATCACCAAGGAGCTGAACGACGCCGGGATCGAGACGCCGGGCGGCAAGATCAGCCTCGAGACGATGATGGACCCGCGCTTCCCCAACGTCATGAGCGGCACGCGCGAGAACTTCATGGGGACTCCGGTAGGCACGGTGGAGTTCGCCACGACGAAGACACCGGCAGGCGCGGCGGCAACCCAGATGCGCTCGCAGCTCGAGCAGTACGACCCCAATATCCCCTGGGTGCGGGACGCCAAGGCGAAGTACGAACAGATCCAGCGCAACGCCATGACCGACTTCGCCATGCGGCATGGCGACGATCCCAGTCTGGTCAGTCAGCTGATGAGCCACCTCACCGGCCAGAAACTCGACACCTCACGCCTGGAGTGGAACGGCTACGGCACCTACGAGGGCGACATCAATCCCAACCTGCGCATCCCCATGGGCGGCACCGGCGGCAAGGGTTTCGTGCAGATGGATAAGCCCCAGCGCGAGGCCTTTCTCTCCATCCTGGGCCAGGATCTGAACCAGGACGGCATGGCCGCATCGCACTTCACCACCGTGCCCCACGCCGAAGGCCCGCCCTCAGCGGATCGCACCTTCTCGGTGTTCATGCGGCGCTACGACAATCAGGTGGACCAGAACGCGATTCAGGAATTCAGCCGCCAGCTCGGCTATCCCGTCAACGTCTCGCGCACTCCCAATGGCGTCCTGGTGGATGTCAATATCGCTGACAAGGGGGTCGGCCCCACTCTCGAGGCGGTGAGTAACGCCTCCGACGCAACCTTTGGCCGCGACGGCAACGTCCATGATCTAGCAGTAGTCCCGCGCGCCTACGACAGCGACTTTGTACATAATAGTAATTACCAGGAGAAAATTGATGCCCAAAACAAGATTAATAAGCCCGGAAGAAGCGGACGCGCTGGGAATCCCACGTACAACGTCCGTAATCTCAAGCGTATCCGGCAAGCCATCCAGCGAATCGCCCAAAACCGAGACGCCGAGTTCGCCGAGTGGACACAAGCCGCACAAGCCCGAGCCGCGAAGCTAACCCCACCTCAGCCCTGATGAAAAGTGCGGGCCGGTTGCGATCACCGGCCCGCGCGGCATCGTCTACGGTGAGCCGTAGACCCCCAGCGGATCGCTCCAGCCGAACGAGTACCGCTCCCTCGCCTTGTAACGAAGGTTCCCCGTATCAAAGTCTGGATCGTCCTTGGTCTGTAACGGAACCCTGACGAAATGTTTCAGACCGTTCGGGATGTCCGTCATGATGTACCAGCTCTTGGGATCGACCAGCCAATGGTTGACCTTCCAGCCTTCGGGGATCGTCCCGTTGGTCCACAACGCATTCACATCGTTGTCGGCGGTTCCGGGCCGGTACTGGCTGCGCAGGACGCGCGTGGCGGTGAAGATCTGCGCCGCCGGGATGACCATCCTGCGCGGCTTGGCCGCGATCAACAGGCCGCGATCATCCAGCCAGAGCGAGATCGTGGTGGCCGCCGCTTCGAGCGAGGTCTCGTTGAGATCGCTCGGGGTGGACGGCATGTTGGCGTTGTAGGCCCCGCCCATGACCAGCGGATGTTGCAAGTTACAGAGACTTACTCCATCACCGCCGGGGAAGGCAGGGTTGAAAGCGTTGTTCAGGATGGCGGCACCCTTGACTTGCTTGGTGTGCGCCATCGAGCGCGCCAGCGCCTTGGTGTAGCGCTTCGAGAGACTGTCGTACAGGTTGTCCTCGAAGGCCTCCTCAGTCACCGCGAAACCCATCGCAATGGTTTCGTGCGTGTATCGCGCGGTGTAGGTCTCCTGCGCATCGTCGTACTGGATAGCCTCGCCCTCGGGTTTTACCGGGGCAGGGCCGAAGCCGGTGACTTTCGTCTCCTCTTCGAACGACCGCTCGGAGTTCTCCGACACGAAGATGTCTTTGGTCTCGTCGTCGTAGCGGTTGTACTCGAGCCCGAAAAGCGCATTCAAGCCGGGGACCAGCTCTTTCATCAGTTGTGCTCTGGATATGGCTGGCATGGCTTATCCTCCCGTCGCATTCAGGTATCGGTCGATACCGAAGTTCCAGACCACGAGGACGTCCGTGAACGCATCGCCCGGCATCGAGCCCGCGCCCGGCGAAGGGGCGGCGTCCAGCACGAAGCCGTAGATCCGCACGGCCAGCGCGGCACCGGCGGCGATGGAGGCCGACAGCAGGTTGACCTTGCTGTTGCCGGTCTGAGGATTGTTCTGCCCGAGCTGCCCCAGCGCCCCGTTGAAACCGATCTTATCCGGCGTCACCGGCCCGTCGGCCTGGACACGCATCACGACATGCGGGTTGTCCAGAATCTTGACCTTCACGTCGCTCACGCCGCTGGAGAAAAGCCCGGCGGGCAGATACTGCGAATTGACGAACCCGCGTATCGGGTCCTGCCAACTGCAACCCTGGAAAATACCAATCACCCCCGGCACACCGGCTGTTGGACTTGCCGCGAGGGGAACTACACTACCGCCCTGTAGGCCGACGGGGTCGCCAAAGTAACAGCCCTGAGTGGCAATCGCCGAGGGATTCTGAATCGGATACGTGTGCATCCCCCCGCTGAAATACTGCTCGCCCAGAATCTTTACGCCCCGAAGACCATACGGACCTGAGATCTGGCCCATACATGATCCTTGTCTGCCGCAGAGCGGCCTTGGTTGGTTACGGCTGCTGGTTGGGACCGTTGGCGCGCTTGTTGTTGCGGCGCTCGCCCTCCGGCCCAAAGCCGCGAGAGACCGTCGAGTAGTGTTCGCGGAACATGGTACGCATGCGCGGGTCCTCTTCGGATTCGAGCTGGTCGTTCACCGATTTCATCTGGGCTCGTGCCATGCGTTCGTAGTGTTCCTTGCGCCTCGTGATCGAACTCGCGGGTGCGCTGCACAACAACAGGCCTCCTACCTCGACGCTCTCCGGCCAGCGCGACCCTTGGTCGGAGAGGATCTTCAGCTCGGGGTACTCGGTGGCCATGACGGCAACCCATCCCTCCCTGAAGGCGGTAGAGACATTCACCGGATCGCTCTGACCCATGGCCGACGTTCTAATCCAGCGATGGACCATCGACGGGCGTTGATGCGGGTCCGGCAGCGCATTCGGAGGCAACCACGTTTTCTCCCTCGACTCTGCCTCACGGCTCTGTTCGTCCCTCGGCAGCCTACTGTCGTTTGGTAGAGATGTCATGGTAGCTCCCCTCCTGCTTTCCTTCGTCTCGGACTAACTGCATCGCGTATTGCTCGTTAGTAAGACCGAGCGAACGCGCGAGCGTAACTTGGCTTTCGGTGAGCACGACGTGGCGCGGCCCGCGCTTGGGCTCCGCCGTTCCGTTGGTGCGCGTGGCCCCCGCCACCGCCACCGGGCGGCTCCCGCCCTCCGGCTTTTCCGGCTTTTCCTTCTCGCCAAACCGGCTGGGGAAGGTGGCGCGCAGCTCGCGATCAATCGTGCCCCAATATTCCTTGGGATTGTTGAGTTCGGTGATGCCCTGCTTCACGAGCGCATCGTGCACGCCCAGGGCGAAGCCGCGCATCTTTTCTTCGCCCGGCTGGTTGAACCAGGGATTGCGCCGCAGCCAAGCGTCTGTGGCCTCGCTGTTTTGCGGCGGCTGCTGCGGAACGGGTGTAGCCGGTTGCGCCGGAGGACCCGGCTCACCGTCCTTGACCGGCGGCTGCGCGGGCCGCAGAAGGCGCAGCCGGTCGCGCTCGCTGACGGCCTGCGCGATCTCCTCCTGCGCCGCCAGCTCCTGCGCCGTGTCGTTATTGTTGCGCGCCTGTAGGAAGCGGCTCTTGGCCTGCGCCAGCTGCGCGTCGGCGCGCTGCAGGGCCTGCTCGATCAGCGCATGCTCGCTGCGCTGCGTCGAGGTCCTCAGCTGCTGGTTTTCCTGGTAGAGCTGCTGCGCCAGATTGGTGGCGGTGGCCACGTCCCGGGTGGACTGCACCACCCGCCGCCGCCATTCCTGATTGGCGATGTGCAGGCTCTTGATGCGCTTCTGGGCGTCCTTGGCGTACTTGCCGATTTCATCGTCCGGCGGCAGCGAGTCGAGCTTCTCGACTTCCTCGTCGGTCAGCTGCGGCTTGCCGGGTTTCTCGTCGTAAGGCTGCACCTCGACGGTGACGCCACCTTCGGCTACGTCCACGTCCACTTCCGGCGGCGCTTTGGGTTCGTCAGCCATCAGGCCCTCTCGATCTCCCCGGGATCGGTGACGACGGCGAGCACCGTGTCGTCGTTGATCAGCGCGTAGAGATGGTTGCGCACCATGAAACGCGTGCCCGAGTAGGGCCGCATGATGATGCAGTCGCCCGGCTGGCACCAGGGCTTCTGAAACCGCTTCTCATCCTTGTAGGCCTCCGGCCCCAGCTCGATCACGAGCGCCCAGAGCTGGGCCTGCCATTCCCGGTCGCGCACCTCATCCGGCATCACCAGATTGGAATTCTGCCAGCGCTTCAGATACTCCTCGGGCGGCAGGATCTGCACCAGGACGCGAAACCCGGTGGGGTGCAAGGTCTGGTCGATCCGGTCGTCCTCGCTGATTGCGGGTTTCACAATCGGATCAAGCCGCAATGGCTCCGCTAACGGCAACGCGACCGGCGTCATCGATTCCATCCCATCACTCCCGCACATCCGAATCCTCGTCCAGATTGAATCTGTGGCGGATTTCCGACAATTCCTTAATGGCTACACGTATACCATGAATTTGGCCGCACAGGTACTGGTAGTTGGCCTTGGTCCCCGATTCGAGCTGGTCGCGCAGCCTTTCAAGTTGCTCCACAAGAGCCTTCTCGTAAGCATATTCCCAGCCCCGGGAACCGACCAGTTGCCTCATTTCAGCACGACGGTCACGCCGCCCTTGTCCTTCTTCATCGGCTTCGCCTGCTTGTCGTGGCCGTAGGCGTTGGTGCGGATCTGCTTGCGCAGATCGTCCAGCCGCCGCGCCCCGGCCTTGGTCGAGCCGTCGCCCAGCGCCGCCACCGTCGGCGCGTCGATCACATACTCGCCGTCACTGAGCAGCACCGGGCGGCCCGAAGGCGTGGTGCCCTCGATCTCGTCGCTCTGCCCGGTGCCCTGGCCATGGAGCAGGCCTCCGCCCGCCTGCTGCAGCAGTGGGTTCTGCTCGGCCTCCTGGTCCTCCTGGCCGCCAGCGGGCGGGCCGCCTTCCTCGCCTTCCTCGCCCTGCGCCTGCTGGTGGTGCTGCTCGAGCAGCTGCTGGAGGTCGGCCAGCGCGCGCGGCCCGAAGGCCTGGACAAAGGCCTTGATGTCGCCCTCCGGGTCCGGGCTCTGCCCGTCGAGCGCCGCCATCGCGTTGAGCACGATCTCGCGCTCCTGCTGCTCATTGGACGACATCTGGTCGTCGGGCGACTGCACCTCGCCCAGGTCCGGTGGCTGGCCCTCGTTCTCGTCGTCCGGGCCGTCCACCTCGCCGCCGCCCTGGTAGACGAACTGCGACTCGGCGGTCGGGGCGCGCACCAGATCCCGGCCACTGAAGGGAGCCCGCGTGGCCAGCTGCAGGAACTGGCGGAACTGCGGATCGGGGTTGTAGGGGGTGGGATGGGAGGCGGCAGCGATCTCCCCCACCGGGTTGCTCAGGCCGCCGCCGCCCTGCAGGTGCAGGCTGCGCTGGAGATGCGGCATGGTGTGCTTCAGCGAGCCCAGCCCCGCCGACTGGCGGGTCGTGCGCAGGCCGGGATCTCTGAACTCACGCGAAGCATAGTCGGGCGCGAGCTTGCGCTCCATGCTGCGGATCGGATTGGTGTAGCCAGCCGTTGTGTTCATTTGTCTTGCTCCGTCACGACGCTCACGTAAAAGGCTCCGGGTGAACCGAGCGGCGGCGCGGCCCGGTAGAGATAGAAAGTGCCCGTCGGCAGACCGACCGTGCTGGCCTGCGAACCGGGAACCGTGCCAGTGGGATCGACGACCACCGGGGCCGTCGCGATGTAGTTGGCCGCAACCACCTCGGCTTCCGCCGTGCTCTGCAGCATAAACTGATTCACCGCGTTGACCAGCTTGGCGATATACGACGGATCGTAGGTCGCGGGCGGATCGGGCAAGGGCTGTCGGATGATACGTGCCATGCGCTACCGCCTTCCATCCTGCTGCCAGTCGGCGCGGATCGTGCCCAGCCGCCAGCCCACTCCCAAGGCGTCGGACTGAAACCGGAAACTGATCTGCCGCTCCCGCAGGCGGAGATACTGCTGGCCCGTCATCGTCGTCACCGTCAACACGGCCAGCGTGGCCTTGGGCTTCAACGGCTCGCTGCGCCCGAAAATAGTGACGCCGAGCGCCTGCTGCGAGCCGTCGCCGCGAAAGACCACGTCGGGAATGAAGCGCTGCAGGTACAGGTAGTGGTCGCCGCCGTCGGCGTCGATGTCGGCGGAATCGATCCAAGAAACCAGGGGCTGGCCGTTGGCGTCGTCGCCGTACTCGTGATAGTAGATCAGGCTGTTGGTGCGATCCGTCGCCACCGGGTGATTGGCGCGGCCCATGTCGAGCCACGCGGTGCGGTCAATCGTTCCCACGCTCCACAGCTGCTCGCCATAGTTGTAGATCACGTACGAGTCGTTCTCTTGCGAATTGGCCGAGGGGTAGAACCACCAGACCTCGCTCATCGCGTGGTTGTGCCCGGCATAGACCTTGTAGGCCTGCGTGTAATTCAGGTTGCTGAAGACGAAATCTTTGACGCTGCACGGCAGCTCCTGAACGGTCCCGGTGTAGCTGTAGAAAAGCCCTCTGTCCATCCACATGACGACGCTGGCCGCGTTGATCATGGCGTTAGGCCCGATGATCGACAGGTTCTGCGCGACCGGCTGGAAGCCGAACACGTAGGGCATCCCGATGTATTGCTGCAGCCACAGGCCGAGGTCGGTCCAGATCAGGATCTGGCCGCCAGCGGTGCGCAAGGCGCAGATGATGTAGCTCCCGGCGGAGAGCGGCTGCGAACCGGCGTCGTTGGTTCTCAGCGGCGTCCAGTCATACGCGTTCTCCTGGGAGGACCAGCGCACGAGCAGCGGGTCGGCCTTCGTCTCGCCAAAGTCCGGGCAGCCGTAGGCGATCAGGTGCCGGTCGTTGGGCGAGGTCAAGATCTGCATCGCAGTCGCGGGCACATCGGAGGGCACGTAATCGACGCCGTCGATATTGACCTCCTGGGTCAACGGCAGGGCGGTCCACAACAGGCCCATCGACGCGTGCCAGTAATAGATCGGGCCGCCGCGCACGTTGGCCACCAAGTCCTCGCCGAAATTATCCAGACTCCACAGGCGGATCTGATTGATCGTGGGATCGACCGGGTTGAGCGTCTTGGGATTAAAGGCGACACCCCAGCCGGTCGCCGGAGGCGAAGGCGCTGGCCTCGGACCCATGGTCACGTACCAGCCACCCCAGGGCGGAACGCCCCAACCCTGGCCGACCACCGCATCCTGCAGGCCGCTCGAGATGTAGAAGGTGGCCGTCGGCGTGCCGCCGCCCGAGACCGGCGTGGCCGAGGCCGTCTGCGCCGGAGCCAGGAAGAGCAGGTAGTCCGGATTGTCGCCGTAATAGCCGGTCACCTGGAACTGCTGGCCGTTGAGCATCGCGGGCGTGAAGACGTCGAAGCCGGTCGCGCCGCTCAGCGTGAAGTAGTCACCGATAGCGGCCCCGTTCGAAGGCGCATGAACGTACATGTACGGGCTGGTTGCGCCCAAGGCAGTGAGCGGGTTCGTCCCGAGCGTCTGGGTCAGCCGCACCGGCGTGAGGTCGTAATACGAGTTCGACCACAGGATATACAGCTTGTCGCTCGTGCCCAGCCCCAGGTACTGTTGATTGCCCTCCTGGTTCGACCACTGGTGAATGTAGCGGCAGGTCCCGATGAACGGCGTGCTCACAATCGGAGTCCAGCCGCCGATCTTCTCCGGCATCCCGGCGCGGAACCTCACCTTGTCGCAGTCGTACCAGCCACCGGCCTGCGTGTAGCTGGTCGTCTCCTTGACAATGCCCGGCTGAAACTGGATCTTCGCAAGCGACATAGCTATTGGGCCAGAGGAGGACGGGCGAGCTGGCCGAGGCCCGCGCCCGACGCCTTGCCATCCACCTTGCCTTCCGTCAGCAGGCCGTCGATCTGGGCCAGCAAGGGCTCGAGCCATTGCCGGTCGGCCCCGATCAGATAACCCGGCTGCCACTCCTTGAGCATCTTGGTCAGGCGCGCCGACTCCTGCTCGTTAAATTCATACTCTCCGAGGGGGAGGTCTTTTGACACATCCCACTGCACCTGCTGCAGGCCGTTCACCAGCGTCACCTTGTAGTTGATCGCCGCCTTCTCCCGCGCCGAGAGTTCGATGCGGTCCTGCAGCTTCCAAAACATCCGCAGGTCGTCCAGGCTGGCGCGCTGCGCGCCCATCAGCGAATGCAGATTCAACCGCTGTGTATGATCCAGACTTAGCTTCATATGTAATCTCCTCACATCATTTTGTTGATCGTTACTTCCACGCTGGCCTGCAGAGCCGTATCGGTGATCGCGGGACCATCGGCCTGCACCTCCGCGTCCATCACGGTGGGCGGCTGCGTCTGGGCCGCGACCATGTCAGGGTTCTGCAAGCAGTTCGCCGCCCAGCGCAGGCGAGTGTTGTGAGCCGCAGTGCCCGTCGGCTCGCCAATGATCGAGTCCGCGTATTTCAAGCACGCGACTTTGACGCGCCCCCGGAACTCCTGGTCCACCATCAAGGCTGCGGATTCATCGTAAGTCATATGGCGTTATTCTCCAATCTAAGTAATCGCTCGTTGATCTGACGCAGCGCATTCAGAATCATCCAGGTCAGGTCGCCCGTGTTTAGAGCAAGGACCTCGGTCTCCTCGCCAGCGATCACGCCGCGCGAGTGCCGCACGCAGGACGGGATCACTTCCGCCGCTTCCTGCGCAACCAGCCCGACACCCTCCATGCCATCCGGCATGCTGGCCTCGCCGTTGTAGGTGAATGCGGTGGGCCGCAGCTTCAGCAGTGTGTCCAGGCCTTCGGTAAATGGGCGAACGTTGCGCTTGGTACGCACATCAGAAATCACAGTCCAGGTATTGGTCCCAGGCTTGGCGGCGGAATCCTGACCGATCTGTAACAGAAAATTCGGGACCGTCTGAGCGATGCCGATATTGCCTACAGAAGTGATCAGCAAACGCGCATCCGGCGTGCCGCTCCCTCCAGTTCTGATCCACACACCTCCTGCGGAATCCGAGCCGATCCCCGCCCAGTTTCCAGAGCCTTGGTTATAAAACTGAATATTGGCATCGGTTGGCTGGATGGCGGTGTTGTTCCCGGTGGCTTGCCCGAAGGTATTGCCCTTTGCAGTGGTGGCAAAGCCAGCCGTGCAATGGATGGTCCCGGTAACATCCAGCGTATACCCTGAAGCAGCGGTCGATCCAATGACAACGCCGCCGCCGCTAGGATTGACCAGGAGGAGGCCGCTTGCCCCTCCAACCGTAGACTGAATTACACTCGCCCAGGCTCCGTTGAGCAGGGCATAACCCAGACATAGCCTATAAGCACCATTATTGCCTGCCTCACCAATCGTGATTTGATTAGCACTCGCAACCGTAGATATGGTGGTAGAAGGTATCACCGAAAGCAATTGCGCCGGAGATACAGTGCCGATGCCCACCAGACCGCCCGTCGTAATAGTCACCCGTGTAGTGCCGCCAGTTTGCAGAGCCAGCGGCCAAGCGGAAGAGTTGATGGCTACGCTCGTACCATCAACAAAACCGCCAAGGTCCATATTTACGCTTGAGTTTCCAAATCGCGCCGCCCACCCTCCCGCCGCCGTAGTCTCGACATCTAAAAGCCTTGCGGGTGACGTCGTCCCGATGCCACAAGAGCCCCCAGTTACGCACAGATACACGCTCCCGTTGCTAGCAAATTGCGAATATAAACCTCCGGTTTGGATATAAAGAGCGTTGTCGCCACCCACATACTCATCCCAAGAATTTGTTCCCCCCGCACGTTCGATGCGCAAGCCACTCAACGAATTAACCTGTTGTTTGATATGCAGGATCGTTCCTGGCGTATTCGTTCCAAAACCAGTATTTCCAGCTGCGTTGATGTACATACGCGACGTTGCCGCCAGCACATCATAGATCGCAAACTCCTGATTCGTTCCCGTGATCGCTCCCGATCCGATCTGCCACAACTGAGTACCGTCCTGCTTGTAGAATTGGATCACCGAAGAAAACGGAATCCCTGTTGATCCTGCCTGAAGTTGAAGCGTGAATTGGGCTGCGGCCTGTAAGTGTGTCGGAGAACCACCTATCACGGTCAAGTGACCATCAGGGCTCGCGGTGCCTATCCCCACATTGCCAGTTGGATCAATCCTCATCCGTTCACCAGCCACAGCAGCATTCATGGTCACAAAGGCGAGGCTGGCAGAGACTGCACTTGTGGTATGCGAGGAGAACACAGCAGTGACCTTCGCAGCCGTAGTTACTGTCCCTCCTGCATCGTTAGTGGCAAAAGTCAGATCCGCAGTGTTATTGACGGTGAGGTCAGAATTGATCAACCGGATTGTCGTTGTCGATGCGTTGGTTACAATGGTGTTGGTGGAAGCTGCTTGGCAGTCGATCAAGCGGGCTGGCGTTGAAGTACCTATACCCACCAGACCCGCCGCCGTGATCCGCATGCGCTCGGCGGAAACCACACTCGGCGCGCGAGTGATGAACACAAGATCCAGTTGAGTATCCGGTGCGGTACTCATCCTCACCGCCGCAATGCCAGCGGCCACAGTCGAATTCCCTTGATATGTGCTCGTTATGCTAAAGCCGATGCCAGTGGCAGGGTTAGCTACCTGCGTTGGATTCTCAACCAGGACATCTCCCCAGGTGGTTACATCGCCCGCATTAAAAGCAGTCGTACGGACTCCCGTAACGGTCAACCTTTCAGAGGGCACCGTCGTTCCTATTCCCACCAGACCCGCCGGGGTGATCCGCATTCGCTCAAGACTATTGGTGTAGATCGCTATCGGGCGAGATGCTCCCACCGCCACCCAGTTCACTGCGCCGTTGTAATCGATGATGTAACTCGTTTGCGAGGACCCGGAACTCCAGACGATCCCGCAATTCGGCGGGCCAGGACTCGCATTGCCCGCCAGTTCCAGATACGTCGTGGAGCCATTCTCAAAGAACACTGTGGTGTAGCTTTGCGGAGAGAGGCCGCTCGCGCCGCTTGCGCCCCTGACCCAGAGCGGATAGGCCGCGTTCGCCACAACACCGATACCGATGGCACCCGCACTATTCAGCTTGAACCCCGCCGCATTGATGTCGCTCGTCCAGGGCGTTTGCGCTCCACCGCCGGTGGCAAGGGGAACGCCATTCACGCGGTAGACGCCGCCGACGAGATTCACATCGCCAGCGACTTCAAGCAGGTAAGTGGTCGGCGTGCGCCCGATGCCCACCAGACCCGCCGCTGTGATCCGCATGCGCTCCGTAAAGCTCGATCCCGTGCCGAAGGCAATGTCCCTCGTGGTGATCCAGAACGCGACCCGGCGCAGCGGCCCGCCGCCAGCAGTCGAACCGCCCAGCCCAAACTGAACCTGATCGTTCGAATCGTTGAGCAGCGCCATGCCGGGAGTCGAGCCCGGGTTGGTGTTCTGGGAGTAGACGTCAAAGCTCACCACCGCCGCGCTCTGCACGGTCAGCGCGCGCGACCCCGTCGCTGCGGTGCCGACGCCAATCCCGCCCGCGTTGTTCAGGTTAAACGCCGCCGCGTCGATGGTGCTGGTCCATGGCGTCTGGTTGCTCGTGACCAGCGGCGCGCCATTCACCCGATAGACACCGCCGGTCACATTCACATCGCCGGTCACATCGAGCTTAAACGCGGGGACGGACTGGGCGATGCCCACGTTGCCGTTGGAGGCCAGCACGCGCAGCCGCTCGAGCGCGGAAGGGTCGCCGGGATAAGCGGCGGTCAACACCACAAAATCAACCTGGGAATAGAGCGAGGTGATGCTACGCCAGGATGCAGTGCTATAAGTCGAGCCCGCAAGGACCAGACCACCTTCGATGCCGATGCCGCGCAACGCCGTGCCGATCAGCGAACTGGAACTCACCGGGTTGATCACGATGGTCGCATCGCCAGAACCCGCGAAGGAAGTCATCACCAAAGGAACCGCCGCGAGCGATGCCTGATTGATCCCGATGTTCCGCGCGTTGTTTAGCGCAAACCCAGCGCCGTCAATGTTGCTGGTCCATGGCGTCTGCGCGCCGCCACCTCCGCCTGCGCCCCAACGCATGCCGAGCGGCTGCGTGGAGTCCGCGATCAGCGTCTGACCATCCACGCCTACACCCAGGCGATTGGTGGTGATCGAACCACGCACAATCAAATCGCCCTTGGTCGTGGTCGGATCGCTCATGCCACCAGAGGGGCCGGTCGAAGCGATCACGTACTGCATGACGGAGCCGTTCAGCGTGCCGGTGATCGTGATATTGGCTCCCGCTTCCAGGTCGAGATTGGACGACACACCCGTGAGCGTGCCGTTGGTGAACATGCTCATCCCGGTGAAGCCGATGGTGACATTGACGCGGTTATTGGCTGCATCATCGGTCGCAGTGAGCTGAATGTTGTTGCCGACCAGGAAATTGATTTGGGGCCGGGTAGCCACCAGCGTCCCGCCCGTCGAAACGCGCAACCGCTGCACGGTCGTATCGGCCACCACCGAGAGCGTCACGTTGCCCGTCAGCGGGCCGCCGCCAGAGAGGCCAGTGCCAGCGATAATCTGCGTCGTCTGCGGCACGAAGCCGCCCGCCGCCACCGAGAGCGTGACATTGCCGGTGAGCGGGCCGCCGCCGGTCAGGCCCGCGCCCGCGATGACCTGCGTGGTCTGGGGCACGAACGCGCCCGGCAGGACCGAGAGCGTCACGTTGCCGGTGAGCGGCCCGCCGCCGGTCAGGCCGCTCCCGGCGAGGATCTGCGTGGTCTGCGGCACGTACGCCGACGCGACCGAGATCGTGACATCCCCCGTCAGCGGGCCGCCGCCAGCAAGGCCAGCGCCCGCGATGATCCGCGTGGTCGATGGCACGAAGCCGCCCGTCGCCACCGAGAGCGTCACATCAGCCGTCAAGGGGCCGCCCCCGGAGAGGCCGCTCCCGGCAATGACCCGCCTCGTGTTGGCCACCGCGTTGGTGACTTGAGCGACCGTGTAATCGCCGGCCTGCGGCATGACAGTGCC